TTCTTCCGTTAGCATCGTCAAACATTTTTTTAGATGCTTCATTTCTTTCACGAGTAGTTAGTTTTCTATTCGCATACTCAGTTAAAGTAGGTTCTTTTTTACCCATCTTTCTATCGGAAAGAGTTCTGCTCTTCTGTTTATTAAATTGAATTTTCATTTCAGAAGTTTTCTGAGCTTTTTTAGTTTTATGAATTGAAGGTTTAACAGATGAAATAGTTGGTGATTTTTTACCACCTTTCATAATCGCTCCGAATCCTCTAAGTGCAGCACCGATTCCCATTATTTTAATCCTTCCACTTCTTTTTTATAAGTATTTTTAACTGATAATGTTTTTCTACGAGGTTCATTTTTACCATGTTTTTTCATATAATCAGCTTGTCTCTTTATTCTCTCTGGAGATTCACTAGTTTTTTTAGGTCTAGGTCTTTCCATTTTTTTCATCTTATCTGTTAGATCTGAATTTTTTGATTTTGGAAGTAATGTAGATTTTTTTTTACGAAGTTTATCACGCGTTTCTTTATTTCCTATTAGATACTCTTTCATTTTGTCTCCCATAGAAAGTTTTGGTGAAACTTTTCTAAAACCTTCCATAGCTTTTAATCTTTTTGGAATGGGTCCACCTGCTGCTAAAGGTTTTCTTGATTCTGCAACTTGTTTATTAAAATATCTATTAGCCATTATGTTTTATTTCTTCCTTGTTCTCTAATATTAGCTTTAGATTCGTCTATCTTTTTTTTTATTTTTTTTAAACTTTTTTTTAAAAATCCACCTGCCAGTAAAGGTTTTCTTGATTGTGTAACTTGTTTATTAAAATTTCTATTTGACATAATTATTTCCCTTTATTATTTTCTTTTTATCAGATCTGTTGCCTTAAGTCCATAGACGGATGCAATTACCCCGACAAAAATTGTTTGGTACCAAAATGGTAAATTTCCAAAGTGTAAGAAGAATAACTCCATTTTCTCCATATGTACAGGATTATCTGACCATACGGACCATCCCAACATTATGATGGGGACCGACAATAAAATCAAAATAAATTCGTCTTTCCAATCTGATTGTCTAGCTTCTAGTAATTTTCCAGAATACTCTAATTCCCCAGTACTCATTTTATGAGCATGTTTCATAGCAGCATCTGACATAAGCATCTTTGTCTGTTGCTTATTTTTATAGATGTGTGAACCTGCAGAAACGGCTAACTTAATTGCCGATAACCACATATTAAAACCAGGTAGCTTTTACAGGTTTTCTTACAGCGCCTGTGCCTTTAACAGTTTCTGTATCACCTTTAGCAATGTAGTTTCTTCCTCTAATACTTGTTTCAGATCTAGGATCTAATTCCAAGTTTTGAGAAGGAATTTTAATTGCTTTAGATTTTTTGTAATTTTTCATATTTATCTCCTGTTATTTTATTATACTATCTTTTAGGACCTTTCAAGGTATTAACGTCTTTAGCTTTCATTTTATCTCCGTAAAGCTTAGTTCCAGTTGAAAGCATAGCTTTATCCATAGTAGTGTCCGCTCTTAACTTAGCTAACTCTTCATTTTGATCTAATTTCTCATCTTGCATAGTTTTAGCTTGCATCATTTTTAATCTATCTAAAGCGAGTCTAGCTTCGTCTTCTTTTACTTTTCTCTCTTCTTCTCTTGCTTTAAGATCAACTTCTCTTTCTTTAAGTTTTAATAATGGATCATGATCAAATTGAGTTGTAATAGCTTTCTCTTCCTTCATAAACTCTTCAGTCATATCCGCAATCAATACAGCTTTTCTAGCTTCTATCACTTGAGAAATTTGAGTTAACTGTTGTTTGGCTTGTGGATTCTGTGCTGCAGCTTGTTGAAGTTGAGGCATCATTTGGAATTCTTGAGGGAACTCTAATTGAACTTGTTCTTGAGCCATTAAAGAAATGTGTTCTAAAATGTTTTTCTCTAACGATGCAGTTACACTTGGATTATTTCTAACAAAATTAGTTGCCATGAAATTTAAGTGAGCTGTAACGTGTGCTCTATGATCTTGACCAGGAAATGCTTGGAAAGGTTTTTGACCTAACGCATCTATATGTTCAATCGCCGGATCTTTAGGTTGATTCGGTGGCGGTGGCGGTAAGATTCTATCTATATCTTTTATACCAATCGCTGCATACATAGATCTGTAGGCATTATACATATTATGCATTTGTGGATTCGTTTGAGCTAATTGTAATTGTGTTTGAGCTAGTGTCACACGTTGTGACATAGAAAATATATTTGGATCAGCAATCGGTAGAATATCTACTCTCTCATCAAAATCCATAGCTTTAATATTTCTTGCAGCACCAGGAACATCGTAAGGATATTCAGGGGGTAAGTATGTTGCAAAGACTCCGGCTAATAATTTAAATTCTTGTTTTAATCCAACGTATAATCTTTTGTGGATTGCTGACATCACTCTTGAACCACGTTCTAAAAGAGCTACAGTTGTACCAACAGCGGCCTGTTGGTTCCCATCACCAACCTGCATGTCAGCAATTGATGCGAATCTCTGTCCCGCGTCAACTACAATACCCATCAACTGTAATAAAGTTTGTGAGGGTTCTTTGTAAGGCAGGAATACGAAAGCATCTTTTAAATTTCCACCTGGAGTGTCAACATCTTTAAATTCTCCTGGTTGAATAGCAGTAGAGTCATCTCTAACTCTAACACCTCTTTGTTTAAATCCGGCTGGTAAATTTGATAATGTACCTGCATCTAATAACTGACGGAGAGCCGCAGTTGCAGTACGACTCAATCCGCCAATCATGTGTATTAATCCTAAGCCATAAAATCCAAGCCCTGGCAGAAATTTAAAGTGGACGAAATATTGGATCTTAAGTTTCTTTGGATCATTGGGCGCAAAGTTTCGTCTAATAGACAAAACCTTCCTACTACCTTCTTCAATTGTAACGAGGTAAGGTAATTTTATTCCAGTTGGTTCTCCGTCTTCACCAACATCTTCAAAACCTTCTAAATCTAAATTAACGTGGCATTCTAGAATTGTATATAGAGGATCTGTTCTTTGTGACTTTTGAACTCCTTCAATTTCTCTCTCTTTTTCCTTCAGTTCATTTGTAACTGTTCCTGTAGGTTTAGTAAGTTCAATATCAGAATAAAAGCCAGCATACATTTGTTTACGTAAATCATTTTCTGACATTTTAACAACATGAATAACTGCTTCTGCATCATCTAATGATGTAGCTGTATAAGGTACTACAAGATCATCTGCAGGAATAAATTTAGATACTGCTCTACCTAATAAATCATCATAGTAAACTTTTTTAAATGTTGAACCTGATAATGGAAGATAGAATAACATTTGATCAAACTCTGGTTCATACTCACTCATCTGATCCATAATTTGATAGTTCATGAAATTTTTAACACGTTGAGCTTGTTGTTCTTTTTGAGGAGAACTTATTCCCATTACTTGTGTTCTAACCGGGCCATCAGCCGGTAATAATTCTTTATAAGCTAAAGCTTGAAACTGAGTAACTGCTTCTGCTAAAACTGGGTGAGTTGCACCTGAAGCTCCTTGGAAAGGCTGAGTTCTATTTTCGTATTTGAATCCTAATAATTCTAATCCAGTAATATAAGTTCTTTCCCATTCTGCACGGGATAATTTGTATTCCATGTAATCACTTTGTAATTGATTACCAATTGCGTCTGTGTCATCTTCTGGAAGTAATTCGTTTAAGTTTGCAAAGTGGTCATCACCTGCATCAATATTTGTTTGAGACGGATCAAAGTCGATAGTTGCTCCACCATCTTCTTCATCTGTAATTTCTACGGGTCCGCCTGTCTCAACAACTTCGTCAGTTACAACTTCTTCCTGAATATCATTTTCAGGTAAATCTTGTGGACTGCCAACGTTCGGAAGAGATTTATCTATATCTGCCATATTTTTTCTCCTGTATTGGTTTATCTTGTTTTTTGTCTTTAATCAACCCCTGAGAATTTGGTCCTTTCAAAGGTGGAATGCTATCCCATTTAACATGTTTCATGTTTTTTACAAGTGTTGAATTATCTTTAGTCATTATTTTTTTCTCCTTAAATTCATTATTCCGCCGTGTGCCATATTTGCAACTCCTCCAAAATTAGCAACTTCTTGTGTTTTAATTTCATTAGAACGTTGTCCAATTTTTTTAGATTCTGATAAAGCTTTTGCATCTAACATATCTAATTGAGCTTGACTGTAAAAATCTTCTTTGCCTAAAGGTCCTAAAAGTTTCTTATCATATTCCATTCTGTTTTCCATGGCTCTTACATCAAATCCTTCTTCTTTAGCAGCAAACGCTTGTTGTTCAGGAGATCCATATTTAACTATATCAAAAATATTTTTACCATAAGTGGGACTCATTCTATCATAGTCTTTACCAAAATCTTTTTCTGCTTTATAAATATCCTTGTAGTCATATATATCTGACCCATCTATATCTCCAACACCCTCTGTTTCATTCATTTTATTAAATTTGTTATATGATTTTATTAAATCTTCTTGTTTTTTTAAGCCGCTAACATAATCTGCTGCTAATCCTCTTCTGTCATTTCCTAAAATTTTTCTATTTCTATCCTCATTATATTCTAATTTTTCTCTTTGATTTTTTGGTAACGCATATCTTAATACACTATTAGATAAAGCTTCTTTGTATGTCATACCGTTTTCTAACATGTCATTTGCCACAAACATTCCTTCTAGTGCAATCTCACCCCCTAATCCATAAGGACCCAACCAAGACATTAATTTAGAACCTTTAGCTAATCCTGTTCCAACTCTACGAACAGCATTAAATTTTTTTGCAATTTGTTCAGCTTGTGGTTTATTAAGTTTTCCAGATTTTAACATTTTAGATTCTTCTTTCATTCCTCTCATTGCCTCATCTAAAGAACAAACTCCCGCTGTCCCTCCTACATCTTTAGGACAGAACTTCATTAGTTTGTTATGTAAAGGTGTTCCGGATTTAATTTCACCTGCTTGAACCATACTTTTACCCAAAGAAGAAACAAGATCTGTTTTTTTAGTAATGGGAGAAGCAAAGCTTTTAAACATAGGTTTACCAGTTTTATCTGGAGTAATCGAAATTTCATCCAAATAACCACCATACTTTTTACTAAAATTATTTTTTAATTCATTCATTTTTTTTATTACTTTTGCTTTACCGTCTAAACTTTTTGTTCTTTCAAATTCTTTGCTTAATTTAATCATGGGTTGATCAAATTGAGTTCTTTTAATTATAGTATTAAATTTGTCAGAAGTTGGGTTTAGTTTTATGTATTCTATTTCATCAGCATAACCTGCTTCAATTAACGCTTTTGGTATTTTATGATCAAACATAATACTGTTGGAAGAATTTAAAGCTTGTCTAGCTTGTGGCCAACTATTTCTTTGAGCAAATCCTGTTGCTTTTGCAGCTTCTTCAAACATGCTTTTATATTTAGGGTTAACTCTATCTTTTAAATAAGTTATTAATTCAGTAGTTCCTAAAAAAGGCTTCCTAAATAAAGAAACTTGTTTTAACAAATCATCCCCCACTTCTTTTGCAAGAAGTCTAGCAATGGGTCCATCTATTTTTTGATTTAAACCAAATTTTTTAAGAATGGGGCTATTTTTAAACTTGTCTCTTATATCGGGAGTTCTTCTTGAACCTTCTTCTGGTAATATGTTTGTAAGTTCGTTAATAATTTTATTTCTAACATTTTCATTATTTGTATAAATTGCCGTTTTAAAAATCTGGTTTAATTGTTTTCCACTATAAGAAGGTTTAGTTTGACCTCTCATTCCCTGTTCGGACGACCCCATTATATTGGTTCTAAACCAATCACTAAAAGGGACAGATCCAAGTGTTGAACCTCTTTTTCCTAAAACTTCTGTTTTATTGATTTTTTGTATTAAATTATTATCTTTGCCAAAAGTTCTAGTAAATGCTTTTTTAAACTTATCGGGATCTGCATATCTTTTAGAATTTTTTACTATCCAGTTTTCAGCTTGTTTATAAAATTTAGCTTTATTTGGATCTACGGGACGGCCTCTTGTAGTTGCTTGTAGGTGCTCTAACTCTACATAAGCCTCTCTATCATCAAGCAAATTAAAAATCGTTTCTTCGTCCAAACCTGTATTTTTAATAGCTTTGTCAAGGGTACCTCTTCTATTAGTTCTAATCTCAGATATACTTGATTTGTGTTTAGGATCCATTACAAGTGTAATATCATCTTTAGCATAAGCTTTTAAAAGATCATCTGAAAGTTGCTCTATATTTTTTTGAGAATATTCTCTACCTAATTTAATATTTTTAAAGTTAGAAAATTCTTTTTCTTCTAAAATTCTATTTATAGCATTTACTAATCCTGATCTTTGGTTTTTTGATGTTGTTTTAATTTTAGACTGTTGTATTAAATCATCTACTGAATTAGCTGTAAGTGTTTTAGGATCTTGTTTATTCAACCAGTTTCTAAATTGCTTAGTTGCAGTGCTTTCCAGTTTCTTTGCAAATTCCGGAGTTTGTCTTATGCCTGTAATCCTAGCATATTTAATATTATTTTTAGTTGATGAGGGTAGTTTATTATAATCTTCTAAAGTCGACCCTGTATTGTCCATCCAGGTTTCAAGATTAGCTTTTTGTTCTAAAGTCCAATCACTCATCTTAATTTTATGTCTTCCTTCTTTACCACCATACCCGGGCCGTGATCCGTCGACCGTGTTGCTTACTAGTTGACCTTGATTGTACATGTTCCGTGGTCCAAGGTCCTTGTTCATTGCATCTCTTAGAACAGGGTTCTTGATTATCGGATCATTGGATCTTTCGATCACAAATTTCATTAACTCTTGCTCGTTCATTATTCTCCTAACAAATTAGCTAAGCCACCCGTTGCTTGTTTAGTTCTAGTTGTGTTTTTAAATGTTTGTATAATATCATCACCACTCATTCCCATTTCGTCCATTTTAAAAGTTTGTTCTACCATGGCGATCATATCAGCTTTCATTGTGGGGGATGAAGATGCAATTTGATCTGCAAGGTTCTTATCCATTCCTGGATATTTTAACATAAGATTATCAATCTCTATACTTTTTGCTAAACCTTCCGGAGATGTATCACTTAGTACATCATCAACACCTTGTTTAATTTCATCGTTGACAGAAAGTTTAGTTTTATTCATTTCAGTACCGAGATCAAAGTTATATAGTTCGTCTATCTCATCTCTTGTCATTAATTTTGAATCACCTGATACTAACATCTCTTCCATCTTTTTTTCTAAGAATTTTTTTCTAGCGGGAGATGTATCACCAGCTTCTGGATCTAGTTTACCCATTTTATATTGTTTATACATATAGTCTTGATAATCTTTTGCTTCTTTTCTTATTTTGTTTGCAGAACCAATAGTACCGTCAAAATTATAAGCATCTAAATCACCAACGTCTTCCATAAGATCTTGAAACTCATCATCTGTTATCTCTCTTTTAGGATCTGGGTTTCTATTTTTAAATTTACTAAACATTTCTCTATCTAATGTTTTCTGAGGTGTTTTAAGTTTGTCTGCAGTTGTAATTGCATTGTCACCAAATTTTTTCTTAATTAA